GTTTCCTTTCTGTTCCCAGTACTGTCTTTCAGCTTCAGAGTTTTGACGTTGTGTTTCATATTTACTAACTTGATGACCAAAGAACGTAGCAGCAAGGTTACCTACTGTACTCATCGCACTTAAAGCACCCGGAGATGAGAAGAAACTAGTACTAGCACCAGCGGTTCCTCCTCCTGTGGCGCCTCCTGTAGCACTACTAACTATGTTAGATAAACCACCAACTTTCCCATACATATTTTGGGAACTAGGACTGATTCGTGCCATTAACCGTACTTCCTCGCTACATCAAAGTACAAGCCAGTCCACTCTAAAGCGACGAACTTAGCTTGATCTATGCTGTCGTTTACTACTTCTACTTTAACTTGGTCGTTCTTACTTTGGATATACGCACGAAATTTAGACTCATCAAAAGATGAAGCCTGACTTAAAACAATATTAGCGTTAAGAGGATCTCGTCTGTCAAATTCGTAAGTCTTCTTATCTCTAAAATCTGGAGTCACTTCTACTGTGAAGTACCTTGCATCATTGTAGTAAACATCCATATATCGTAACTGGAGGCGACCAGTACGAGTACCAATAAAAGTGTTGTCAGTCGCAGTTCTTGAATAGGGCATGAGCTGAGGCGGTTCAAACCTGAACGTGTATTTCTCACCAAAGACCCATGAGCTTCCACTAAAATCGCCCAGGCTATCGCAAACAAAAGTATTAACCCCAGCTGGAACAGTTGCAGCCACGACCCAACGTTTTTCAGCTTCGTTAGCATCAGTCTTATCCTTTTTGATAACAATGAACTGACTTGGATTTACTGTGTAGTAAGGCAGAGTAACAGTAGTTTTGTTGGTAAGACCGCTATAACTAAAAGTGACAGCACCTAGATCAGTAGTAATAGAACTAGATAACTGCCTGTCTAATAGGAATAGATCCTGCTCAACTTGAGGAGGTCTAGAAGCGTTGATACCTTCTAGGTAGTACTTAACAGTACTATTCTCTGTGTACTTAACTACATTCAACAACGTCCCCTCAACAAAATCACACCAATAAATACTCTTGTTAGGGAACGTCCACTTACTCCAAGCGTTTTGCTTGTTACTTAAAGACCCAGCAGAAGCTTCCCAGAAGAATTGGTAAACATATAAAGAGTTTGGATCGTCACTGCTAAGAGCTATTAAGTATTGATCTGTTCTACTAACTGCTAATGAATCAATATTTTTTGGTATATACTTTGGTACTGTTTCTGTTATAACAGCAGTTTGTCCGAGGTTAATACCAACAGTACGGTCAGTAGTAATAAAAGTATGTAGCCCTGTGAAGTCACCTTCTTTAACAGGGAATATAACTTGAGGTCCAACTTGTTGAGGTTTAACTTTTGATTCCATACTAATGGAACTTATACGACCTACAGAAGCTGTTTCTGGAGAGAACGTTACGTTGTCACCTGAATACAATCTGAACTGGTTCTCATTAGAGAACAGAACTAACTCATCCTGCTGCTGTAAAGCGTAGTTCAGTACTGCTACGTCGTTACTAACTGCTGTTAAATCTATGGGGTCTGTATCTAGAACCTGTAAAGCTGATTCAATCCAGAAGTTGTAATAAGCACCAGCTTCACTAAGTATTACGTGTTCTCCAGCTATGAAACCAAGTCGGTTTTTAAAGAACACAATATCTGTAATCTTTCTATCCATAAACGATGGAGGTTCCATCTTCTCTGCGTCACCTGCTAATCTTTCAGTCCATTTTTTAAGAACAGTCGAGACTGTACCATCTGTATAAGTAGTACCATCTTTTGGTTGAAAGGTGAATCTAGTTAAACCGTTAGAGTTTTTGTAATAAAGGAAAGAGTGAGGCATTGTAGCCGCATCAATCAAACCTTTAGTACCCCAAGCTCCTTGCTCTTCCCAAGAACCTCTACCATAAGTACCAGCAGAAGTTACGTTTTCTGCGTTGAATTTTAAGTAGTAAGAACTTTCACCAGCAGCTCCATCAGGCGCAACAATAACTGAGTAACCTTCCCAAGATGTAGTAGGTAGATCAAGAATACTGGTTACCTGATTAGAGAAACCAGACATCAAAGTATTACCTCTAGCGTCAGAGACTACAAAACTTTTGAAAGATCTAGCAGCACTAGCTAAACCTATTAATATCTGAGAACCCTGTACTGAGAACGTTAGATGGTTGCTAGTATCTGCTGTATCTATAGCACTTTTTAAATCTGTTGCAATAGTTTGAGTACTGATTGCTGTTCCTGAAGCTAACGTAGCTGTTGTAATGTTTGCTGAAATTGTATCTCCGTTATCTAGTTCTATATCACATTCATATTTAGTAGCGTAGTCAATTAACTTAACGTTTATCTGAGCTTTAATTGGTACATAACTACTACTTACAAGACCTATATTGTACCTAGTTAAGGTTTCTGAGCTATCGAACTCACACTTCTTTTGAATATTAGTTATGAATACATTGTCTTGAAAGGATGTAGCTCTAAACCTATCTCTAGCTCTACCAGAACCTCTTAAGTATTCAAGATTAGTAGTAGTTATACCAGCAAAGATTTGCTGTATTGGTACAACGGTTGGGAGTACCCCACTAATAGGTTCAACGTTTGCTACTCCAGTTACAAAAGTTTTACTAGCTGCAATAGTTAAAGTAACTCCAGAAGCTGAAGCTGTGCAGTCTTTATTAAGAGTAATAGAGTTAGTACCTATTTCATTTATAGTCGCTCCTGTTGGAATACCAGATCCTGTTACAGTAGCCCCTACAAATATATCCGTCATACTGCTAACAGAAGCTATAACAGCACTGTTGTTAGTTGTGTTACCAGTGGGAGTTACAGTTTTACTGTCGTCTCCTATTACTAGAACAAATCTTTCTGTGTCACTTCTGTTGTAAACGTAGTACCAAGCTTCATCCCATTTAATAGTTCCAGTTAAATTATTACCAGGAGTACCGTGACCATCATATTTAGTAAGAGTATCAATCTGTTTAAGAGGAACATTACCTAATCTTTTCTTGAGTCCCTCCACCAAATCACAGTTACCGTTCTCAAGAGTTTTAGAGAACCCAGGTAAAACGAAACTAGTTGCTTGTTGGTTGACCCCCTTATTCAATGGGCCAATGACTTGGTTAAAAAGTTCTCTAGACATTAGCGATCAAGAATATCAGGACCAAATGTTGTTTGCACACGGCCTCCATATAGATCATCAGGACCACTGATGAAGTTATTATTCTGAGCCATATCTTCAGTACGCTTTAAAATTTGAAGAGCGTTCTCTTCATCATCTGCTGTGTAACTTTCTATACTCTGAGAGGTAACAGCCCTATTAGCAAATACTCTACCAGCTCTAATCGTTATATATCTTTTACCTGTTTCAGGTATATCATCCCAAGCTAACTCTTCTACTATTTCTGCAATAAGATCACTCGTACCACCAGTAAGTGCTACACCTAAGCTCCCTCTTAAATCATACTTATTTGCTACACGATCAAAGAGCTTAATACCGCGTAAAACAAATCGCTGTGAAGGGTAAGATAAGGGATTGAAACGAACAGCAAGAGTATTAGCAGCAAGAGTAGAATGCCCATTTCCATCTAAAGGTATTTCTTTATATACCATAGTGTTCCAAGACCAACCTGCTCCTTGGACTTCTGTGCTTATCTCATCTAATACTCTTTCTGCTAAAGCCGCATCCCCAGTAAGAGGAGGGGTGAGCTGGTTTAAAGGAGCCTCACCAATAATTGAAAGAAGAGTATTTACTGCTTGTAGTTTGGTTGTTGCCATATATAAACAAAAGGGGAAACATTACGCCTCCCCTTATTGTATTCGGTTTTCCTAAGTATTTACCAAGGGTTGCCGTCATGAAGTAGCGATACTGCACAATCGGGACGGAGGATACCGTGTCCAACTGCGTAGCTTGCGACCATCATGGTGCTCTGAGTCATTGCTTTGTACTCAGAACCAGTCATCTGCATATTCAGATCCTTAAGAGCAACTGTACCGACTGCTTCTTTTGTGAAGCAAAGTCCGAACAAGTTGGTAAGAGTTGAGGTGTTACCCTGCTCATCTTGCCAATAGTCGTTAGTACCTGCTGCTGCAGATCCGTCAGAACCATCCTTACCGTTGATGTAGTTAGGACGCTCACCTCTGGTAGTAGCTGATTGAGCTGCTGTACCTGAGTAGCTGTTTCCGTAAGCTGCAGAACCGAGGTTGTTAGATGTCTTGACTGTGAAGCCAGCAACACTAAGAACACGGTTACTCTTGAATGATCCGTTCTCACCACCGCCGGAGTTCCAGTCAGTGTTTATTGCACGGTCAGAGTTGATGACATCGTAGTAAGCGCCTGGAGATAGGACGACTATACGTCCATCCTTAGGAGCGTCTTTTTCGTCAAGTGCTTGGCAAGCCTTGTAGAGGTTCTCAACAATTAGGTCGCCTCTAGCGTTGCGGTTAGCAGCACCGTTGAGGTCGATACCTGTGTATGAGGTTCCACCAGGAAGCTTGCTTAGAACGAATACTCTTTCACCAACCTTGAAGGCTGCGTCAGTACCTGTACCTACTGCACCAATTGGGTTAACAACAATAACAGAAGGAGAAGCGTTAGTTGCGGTAGTTGTAATAACACCGTAAGCACCGCTGTCCTCACCATACATTGTTGTGCCAGCCGCAAAGGTGGCAAAGTTAGCCATCTGGCCTGACATGGTGATGTTGTTGCCTGAGATACTTGCAACTGTTACGTCAGCAGGAGCTGAAGTTACAGCGAAAGTCTTGTTATCCCAGTCATCAACACGTCCATCAGACTCGGAAGCTGTTAGAAGTGTACGGACTAGACGCTGGTCATAAGCCCTTGAAAGAGCCCTACCCAATTCTTTTGAGTATATAGACCTAACGTCCCAGTGAAGTTTGGCTTCATCTAAATCATAGATCGAGGCATCTGCGATAAGTAAATCGTCTATCGTGATGATTTTCTCACCGATCATGCCTTTGTTACCCTGGCCTGTTATCCAATCGCCTGGACGATGGTAGCGGCTAGAAAAACGACCCGTGATTGGGAAGCTGGCGCTCTTGCCCGAACTAATGGTACGCTTTTGGGTTAAGTCTTTGAAAATTGTTTCTCTATTGAAGACTGTTAGGACTTCTCCAGAAAAGATTTTCAGAAAATTCGCATTCTCTTTTTCGTAGTTACCAGCAGCAGAATTGGCGTTATATTGAACACCATTAATACCACCTAACCTAGAGATGCTCGAAAAATCTGGCATCGTTTTTGAAAGATTAAATAAACATTAAGGCTCACGTCACCACTGCTGTTATCTCCTCAGAGGCAACAATATTTACATAAGCTTTCCTAATATTAGCCTATCTAGGTGTTAATACGTCTGATCTAGAAACTTTCTCTTCTACATCTTGTGTATAAGCAGTGTCGTGTAGGTACCTAGGATCGTTCATAGCAGCTTCTACTTCTTGAACTGAGCGATATACATCAGTAGCGTTGTTAGAAATTCTTCCACCTAAAAGGTTAGGCTCTTGTCCTACAGCTTGGTTATAAGCAAAGAACATAGATTGAACAGCGTTCCTAGCTCTTGTGTAGTCTCCGCTATTAACCTCCTCGTTATAAGCATCAATCTCATCTTGATCAAGTTCAGCTTGAGCCCACTCTCTAATAGTTGTTAGGTTCTCAGCACCACCAATAGTTTCTAAGATGGTTGATTCTTCTGCTTGTGGAAGAGACTGCTCTACTGCATCTTCAGGTACTTGGACACCCTCTATATCGGGATCCTCTTCGTAGTACTCCTCTACTTCAGGTTGTTCCTGTTGACCAAGTTTTCTTTCAAGCTCTTGATAAGCCTGTAGAAGATCATCCGCAGACCTGAACTTACCTCCAATAAGCTCTCCCTCTTGTTCAAGCTCTTGGGGGTCTTGACCATCAAGTATAGCTTGATCCTGCTCGTTAAAAGCAGGGGTCTCTTCTGGAAATGCTCCACCTGTGGTATTAACTTCAGGCATTTTTTTAACCGATGCGTAATGTTAGATCAGGATACACCGATACGATCTTTTTCGCTTCAATAGCTTTTATGTATTGATCATAAGTTTGAGGCTTCTCAGTTCTAAGTCTCTCAATAAGAACATCAACCTCAGTCTTAGGTTCCTCTCTTACAGGAGGTTCCTTAAGTTCAGGTGTTAGTGGCTCAGTTACCACCACCTTCGGCTTGCTGGTTGATTTCTTGGTCTGTCCTGACTGCGTCATTTTCAGCTTTAAGTAGCGCAGCTTGTTTAGCTGGATCTTGTGAAGGATCCTGTGCCGCTGCTTGTTCTTGTGCCATCATAGCTTGTTGCTGCTCTTCTTCCATCAATTGCTCATCTGATTTGATCAGTTTGTATGTTTCTAAACCATCAGAAGCAGCAAGCCTAGTGATCAGTTCTCTACTATTAACATACTTAGCCATAGACTCTGGACCCATAGTCTGAGCAAGAGTTTGTATAAACTCAATTAACTTAGCTTTATCGTTACCTCTTCCTAAAGCGTCAAGACCAGTAGTAATACGAGGCGTAACAATATTCTTTGGTAAGCGAGGAAGGCTACCTCTCTTCTCCATTAGTGCCATCTTTCTATGGACTAGTGGAAGCTGTAGTTCTACAGAAAGTATGGAATATACGCCACCTAACCCAGCTTCGAGCTCCTGGGCGACCATTCTGATTTCTTCCGCGGTGACGCGGTCCCGTCCAGAAGCACCAGCTTGAATAGCACTATTAAGTAGGAAGGAAAAACTAAGTCTCTGTTCTATACGAGCTATGGTTTGCAGAGCTACAGACAGGTCAGCCTGTTTCTGCATTTGCAGTGGCGCTACATCATTAGGATTGCCAGCCACAATAGAACCATTAGCAGCTCTGGCAAGAGAATCGGGTCGAGTAGTTCCATTAGGGTTACAAAGGAAAATTATCTTAGCTGCTGCTGCACTACCTTCAACAATTGCTTTAGATAAATACTCAAGAGATTTAAGATCCCCCAGTAGCTCTTCTACATAACTCCTTCCGTAGGCTTCGTGTGCTACACGGAACATCCTAAGAGGAATCCAAGGTGCTTTCTCTATAGGTACTGAACCTTTTGGACCTAGAGGTTTTCCATATACTTCTTGATGCCAATTACATCTATCTTTGTCGTAATCCCAAGTAATACGGGTGTATAGAAAAACAGTTTTATCTGTGTTCTTACCGTAGTCATTCTTAGGTACTATTCCAGGTGGTAATACTTCAGGGCTTACCTCTTCTCTTACTACTACTTCAAGTATGTTTCCTTCTGGATCTCTACTAAGAACAAAAGATTTAAGTGGATATACTCTAGTACCTTGGTCTGTTACATAAAGGAGAGCGTTACCACTAATGATTAGGTGTTTAAGAGCTTCAAACAGAGCAGTCCTATCTCCAGACTCCTCTATATCTCTCATCACTGCTCTCTCCATTAGAGAAAGCTGCTGTTCAAATTCTGATTGCAGTTCTTTATAATCTTCTAGCTCCCTTTGGAGCTTCATATCATCTACAGAAAGCCTAAAAAACGCCTGGTTAGGAGGTAACAAAGCGATCAAAAGTTTACTCGCTAAGTTGTTAACACCCCTAGCGCCCAGCCCTTGATAAGTAGTGTTAATTTTTGTGTAGAGATTCTTTCCTGTACTCTTATCGTTCTCAGTAATAAGGGTAGGTAAGGTGTATTTAGCACACTCAACCCCTCGATCTAGATATACAGTTTTCTCTGGCTCAAGGAATAGATACCTACCCTCAGCAGTGGTACCTTCTTTAGCCAAAATTCAAACCTCCTGATGTTGAAGCAGTATCACCACCTCCACCGATACCTAGTCCTGAATCAATACTCAACTTAGTTCTTTCACTTTCAGGTGTACCAGATCTAGCTCTACGCTTTTTCTTAACGGGAGCCCCTGCACTTTGCATTCGAGCTATAGAAGCTTGTAGTTGTTGGTTATGAATAGACAAAGCAGATGAAGCACGGGTTTGTGCCATCTGAGCTTCAGCTTGAGCAGCGGCTCTGTCAGAAGCAGCGGCTGACTGGGCTGTAGCTTCTCTACTAGCAGCTATTTGTGTATTGAATTGTTGCTGACGTTGAGCTGCGTCAGCTTGCATCTGTTTAATCTCATTCTGAGCCGCTTCTCTTGCTTGAGCTGTACGCCTACGAGATTCGGCTGCTGCTTTCTTAGCAGCTTGAGCTGATGCGTAGCCTGAATAAGCAGTGGCGGCTGCGCTTAAACCAATAGTGAACGGTAACCAAAACGCCATAAGTAATTAACCTCAGTTGTATTTGGTTTCTTCTTGTAGTTTAAACTGATCTTTCAAATGACGTACTACCGCCACCTGACCAGCACTGAACCAAATCTGTTTCTCTTCCATACTAAGATCAGGAGCCTTATCTGGATAGAGTTCTTCTAAATATTGTAGAAGAGACTCATCAATATTAGGCATCATATATTTAAACTAGTCTTTTCATCAGCTAGTCTCTTTCTTAATTTTCTACCAGTACCACTAACAGAACCAGCCTTACCACTAGAACCTGTACCAGTAGGTCCAGTAACTTTTGTGGAAGCTACACCAGGACCACCAATGGCTTTACTTTCTCTCTTAGCTCTAGCTGCTTTCTCTTGTTCAGCTAAGGTTGCTTGTCGTGCAGCCCTTTGGTCCCTCTCTGCTAATTTCTTAGAATAACCAACAGCTCTTTTACTTTCTAATTCAGTCTGAGCTTGCTTCTCTCTTGCTGCTGTTGTTCTAGCTTTAGATTCAGCTAAAGTTTTCTGTTCAATTCCTCTTTGTGTTTCATAAGCAGCTTTTCTACCTGCAATCTCTTTATCTAATCTAGATCTTTCTGATTCATACTCTTTAGCAGATTGTTGAGCCTGCTTTGTAGCTTCTTCATGAGCTTTCTTAGCTTTTCTTCTAGCTCTTTCAGAGGCACCAAAGGTTAATACATTAGTAGCAGCTCTAAAGATCTTTTTAAAGAAACCCCAAGCCATAACTGTGGGGAGTAGGTCTACTTCTTCCTCCTTCTTCTCCTCTTTAATATCGTTACCTACAAAGTCGTAGGCATAGTTTTGAGCTAAATCGTGGAAACCAAGCCTTATTAATAAGTTAGTTCTCCAGTTTCTCCAGTTTTTAAAATTAGGCATAGCTTGGTAGGTCAGAATTACTAGTCTCAAAGAAGGCAGGGACTCTAGCTCGCTTAGTATCGACTAAACCCTCTGTCTTTCCAGCATACATCAGGTTATCAGACTGATCCAACCAGAACTTCTTATTTAGATAACGATCTGTAGCGTCGTTCCGTAGGGGCTGAAAAATCCAGTTAATGGTGGCCTTCCTAAGTTTATCCAAAGATTGACTAGGGCGTAGGCCCAACTCACGACATACAAGGCTATTAGCGGATACGTGAATGGTTTCGTCTCTCGAAATGTCGGCGCTGACAGTCCTAAGACCAGAATCCCCACAATAACGAAAGAAGGGAAGAATAACGAAAAATATTGCACGTTCAGCTACCAACGCTTTAAGGACAGTGTGATCGGGGTGCTCCACCCACGCATCACGTAAGAGCTTTGCTTCGGCCTCAGCTTTTTCATCAACACCATGAGCCTCAGTGACATAATGAAGAGCAAGGTCATGTCTTTCTTCGTCCTTTACGTTTGACTGTAGAAGTTCTCTAGATGCTTCTGGAAGTTCAGATACTGCTTCTCGGATAAAATCCCCCACTGGAAGCTCCATAATACGTACTGAAAGAGCACGGTAGATGGTCTCTTCTGCTCCATCTTTAAGCTTTCCTTTACTAGTTTTAACTGGGGTCCAGACGCGCTTCTTTTCTAGAAGCTGTTGGTATGGATGCTTTCTCATTCTGCACAATCGCAAGTGATTTGGTTATCTTCTGTCAGGATTTCACTCAGATACTCATCAACGTCTGTTTCGCTAATCGCCGCGTAAACGTCAGACTTATCTTGGGTGGAGGGCATGACCTGTAAAGAATAATATAAGCTCTTTAACGGAGAATTTAACCATCTAGACATAAATTGTCTGTCAAATTTTACGAGGTCACTCCACCAATTCATGGAGATAGCGTGCGCCTTCTGGGTTTTATCCATCATGACTTGCCATTCACAATTCAACTCAAAGAAAGTGTCCCAACCAACATCTTGAGCAATCTCACATTTTGGATGATACTTATAAGAATGAACACCAAGAGTTGAGCTGTCTCTGTCAACTTCTCTACTTACAGGTGGAGCAATCTCAGGCGTAGTGGTATAACCCTCCCTATCTACATAGCGATAAGAACAAGTAGCAGTAGGTGCAACAGTAAGAGCTCTAGTCATCTTATGTTCATCAGCTACTCTGGCTGCTCCTTGCATACCGTGATGAATAGCTAGCGCTATAGAGTCAGCCATAGTAATTTCTGCTGGCCTTACCCCTAAATTTGTTCGCCTCATAGCTGCTACAAACTCTTTATAAGATACGTTCTCAATAGCTAGAAGATTAGATAGACCAAGTACACCTAGTCCTACCTGATTATCTTTCTTACGATAGATGCCAGATCTATTTACCCCTGTTCTTTTGTAAAGTTCACAGAGGAACTCCATAGATTCAACAAAAGCACCAGGAATATCACTAACACTGTTAACAATTCCCAAGTTCACGTGACTTAAAAGGCAGGTGTCTCTTGATTTAATTAAGATTTCTTGGCACACATTATGATAGATCCTTTCTCCTTCTGAATCGTACTGTTTCTTAACAAGCCATATATCACCCTTACGGGCTCCCTCCATAATTGCATTCATTACAGAAGGCTTATTGATTACCTCTGGATCAACGTTAACGCAGCGCTTAAGCCACGGTATGCGAGCACGATCATAATTGATGAACTCAATAATGTCGCTATGATCCCAGTCACAATGGGCAACAATCGCTCCATTGCGATACTGTCCCCCACGTCTGAGGATTTCGTTGAACTTGGAGTAGATCTCCATAAATCCACAAGGACCGCTAGCAACCATTCCGTGCTCGTTCTCTGTACCCTTTGGTCTGAGGTTTGAGAGGTGGAGGGAGACTCCTGCGCCATAACGAAGTGCTTTAGAAGCAAAGATAAAGGACTGTTCAATAGAATCTTCAGACTCATCCATCGTGTCGTCAACAACCATGACCGTACAACTGACGGGATAACGTCTAGTCGGGTCTTCAAGCCAACTCTCAACCCTCCCAGTCATAGCTAAAGCTGGGTTTGTTTCTGGTTCTCTAAGTTTCATAGGTCGTGGAGGTGAGGCTTCTTGTAGTTTGGACCTTTCTGGACTTTCCCATCCTTATAGGTGAAAGGTAATTTGGATACGTTTGAATCAGTGAGCCTGACAAAAGCTTGTTCTACATCTACTCCCATTGTGTGTAGCAAACCATAAGTAACCCACAGTAAATCCGTGGCCTCCTTAATTACATCACTACGATCAAGGTTGTTATAAGCGTGAAGAAGTTCATAAAACTCTTCTTCAATGTAGGACATCTGGTTGTCCTGTAACTCAACGTAAGCTTCTGAATTTTGCTCACGTGTCACAAGTTGACCAGCGTTCTGCATCCACGCTTTCACTAGTTGGGAGTTCGATGTCCTCATGTTTGGCTTTAAGAATGGATTGGTATAAGGAAGAATCATAAGGCTTTGCCTTACCCTCTTCACGTTTAATTAGGCGGTCAAGATACCACCTAGCTTTCATTAAATCTTCAGAACCATTCTTGTTCTGATAACGGGTAACGTACTTGATTACGTTCCCTTCGAGGAAATCGAAAGCGTGGCTTTCAATATACTCAATACACTCGATTACGGCTTCGTCGTGGCCGTAGTAACGAGGGTTGGTAGGATCGGGGGTTCCCATAGATCAACATCATCAAAGGTGTACTCAGTGTCCCGTAATATACGGGCTAACCGTGCCTGTTTCAAGGCATGATCTTCACTGAGCCCTTTCTTCTCATACTGTTTAACTACAGTTCTCCATGCGGAGGTAGGTGTGAATCTTTCCAACGGTATAAGCTTCGCTGCGGTTTTCGGCCCAATAGAAGGGCACCCAGGATAATTGTCGACACTGTCCCCAATGAGACACTGGCGAAAGAAATAGGCATCGGCTTGATCCTCCGTAATTAATTCAATGTCACCTTCACTGTTTAAATGAAAGCCAGGAATCTGATTTAGATCCTTATCACCTGACCAGATAATGGGAGTTTTGTCAACGTGACGGGTCGCCAAAATTCCAAGTACATCATCGGCTTCTAGTTTCCACCAACACTCAGAAGAATAACGTTCTTCAATGCGTCTACGAGACTCCTTGAACCCTACAGGTTTAATCCGGTGTCTAGTAGCTCGTCTATTCCCCTTATAACTAGGATCAATTTTGTTCCTAAAGTTTTCAGGGCTAGTCCAGCAAAGGGTGGTTTGTCTAGCTTTGGTCTGCTGTTTTTTGATACTTAACAAGTCATCAAACAGCATCATCACTTCCCGAACAGGAAGGTGTGTTGTGATTATATCTGGTTGCCATTCTACTTCAACTTCGCAAGCTGTTACTGCTTTAAACAGCAGCATATCTGCGTCAATCAGCAGCCAAGTCATCATCCCCGTTTGTAGCTGACGCTATCTTACGGGGTCGTAGTAAGTAGTTCATAGCGTTGGTGACACCTTGGAGATTGTCACCTAGTTTTCCTATGCCTGTGTTGCAGTTATGGCAGAGCCAACCTCTATGCTCTGTAGTTTCGTGACAATGATCCCAAGTTAATAATTGATCTGTCCTACCACAACACTGACAAGGAACACCTAACTTAGGGGTCGGGTGTTCTCTCTTTAATTTGTTGTAATTTCTAGTAAGTTCATTGAAACATTTTTTACACTCAGGTCTTCTCCAAGTTCCGTTCTTATGAAACTCAGAGAAAGGTTTTATTTCGCCACAGATTTTACATTTCTTAGTGACACTCGGCCCAGTTGTTGCCAACCTTATATTCAGATTCGATGTCTATTCTCATCTTAAGCCTATTTCCAGCAATTTTAGAAGCGTTGGTGACTATGGATGATAGTTTTTCTACGCAGTCTTCTCTACAAGCGAACTGAATTTCATCATGAACGTGAGCTAAGAAGCACCAATCCCAGTCATATATAAAACCAGCTTCAGTAAGTTCTTCGTAGCAAACATTATACCAAAGCTTACTTATGATTGCCCCAGCACTCTGGAGTAAAAAGTTTAAAGCGCTATGAGATGACCGTACTTTGATTGGTCTACCATCTATAGCTTTGACAAAGCCATCCTTCTCAGCTTTTGCTGTTACTCTTTTAGTAAGTTCTGCTAAAGCTGGCATATTTTTGTAAAAACGTTTCTTTAGCTTCTTACCATCCTGATTAGTGATCTTACCTAATTTTTCTGAACCCGCCCCATAAATTAGGGCATATAGGAAAACTTTCGCCATATCCCTAGTCGGCAAACCTGCGGCCTTTTGATTGGCAGAGTGTACGTCGCCCTCGATGACCTCGTTAGCAAACTTTCCTCCATCAAAGGGCCACAAGTAATGTGCCAGACATCGTGCTTCTATACCAGAAAGGTCCACGCCAACCTGTTTGGTGGCAGGATAACCCGTTCCTATAACCATCCCTTCGGGACTTTGTAAGGTGGACAAAACGTTAGGACCAAACAGAGCTCGGCACTCCGTACCCAGGGCTGACCTAACAGCAGGCACCTGGGCCATGTTTGGGCTGACGTGGGCTGCTCTCTGTGTAGCACAGCCAACCGTAATCACGTTGCCATGAATACGACTGTCTTTATCTACTAGCTTGAGCCA